CTCCATCGCCGGGTTGCTGCAGAAGGCAGACCGGGAGGCGATGCAGGAGGTCTTGACGAATAAGTACGGCATCAGGGAAATCGACTGATGCACGTCTGGGTCCTCATAGGCCGCACCGAAAGCGGCGACCCCATCGGCCCCCATGTCTGGCCCTACGATCCACCACAAGCCAAGGTCGATGCCCTCCTCAAGGACACCTACGAGGAGGAGTGGGAATACATGGATGGCCAACTCAACTACCGCATCGAACAAACGGAGATACAGTCCTGAGAACACTGCTGATCGACGGGGACATCCTCGTCGTATCGACTGGAGCTGCCCTTGAGGTCGAGACCGACTGGGGCGACGATGAGTGGACCCTGACGTGCGACGTCGGGGAAGTTAAGGACACCATCCTCCAAACCGTCCGCCGCCTCGAACGGGACCTCGACGCCGACGCTTCGGTGATCACCCTGTCGAAGGGCACCACCTTCCGCCACGAACTCTACCACGGCTACAAGAAGGGACGCTCCCGCAAGCCCGTTGGAACCAATGAGGTCAAGCGCTGGCTCATCGAAGAGCATGGCGCGAAATACAAGCCAGGGATCGAGGCCGACGATGTCATGGGCATCCTCGCGACCAACCCTCGGCTGATCAAAGGCGAGAAGATCATCGTGTCCCAGGACAAGGACATGCTGACGATCCCCGGCCTGATCTACCGCAATGGTGAGGTCATCACGGTGACGCCTGAAGAGGCCGAGCTGAACTGGCTCACGCAGACCCTGACGGGTGACACCACGGACGGTTATCCGGGTTGCCCTGGCATGGGTCCGGTGACGGCCAAGGACGCTCTCGTAAGGCGCATCGGGCTGGAAAGCTACGAACACACCATCGAGCGCGGCAAGCGCAAGGGTGAGACCGAGACCCGCTGGAAAGAGATCGCCGTCCCCACGCTTTGGGATGTCGTCCTCCACCAGTTCGCTCGTGCCGGCCTGACCGCTGACGACGCACTCCTGCAGGCTCGACTGGCCCGCATCCTCCACAACGACGACTACGACCACGCAAAGAAGGAACCGATCCTCTGGACACCGTGAAGCCTACTCTCTACCTCGATCTGGATGGCGTTCTCGCCAACTTCGACCTCGGCGCTGGCATCATCCTCGGCACCGACAACATCTACAAGTGGGAGTTCGTCCACGGCCCAGACGCCTTCTGGGACAAGCTCAACGCCTACCCGAACTTCTTCGGCGGGCTGCCCCTGATGGGTGACGCTCAGTACCTCTGGAACTCGGTCAAGAAGGCCAAGCCGGTGATCCTGACGGCGCTCCCCAAGGCGGGTGCTGACGAGGTCGAGCGGCAGAAGCGGGCCTGGGTCAAACACTACCTCGGTGCCGACGTCGAGGTGATCTGTTGCCAGACCAAGGACAAGCCACAGTTCTGCTCGCCGGGTGACGTGCTGGTCGATGACCGCGCCGTGAACCGTGCAGCCTGGGAGAAGCTCGGGGGCCACTACGTCCTCCACACAGCCTCGCCCCTGTCGGTCCAGCTCCTGAAGTCCATCGGCATCATCTGATGGCTGACCGTCTGATCGCCTTGTCGGGGCCTGCGGGTTCCGGCAAGTCGGTAGCTGGATCACACCTCGCGGACACCCACGGGTTCACCGCAGTGAAGTTCGCCGGTCCCCTCAAGGACATGGTTCGGGCGTTCCTAAGGTCAGCCGGCCTGACTGACGAAGCCCAGATCGAACGGCGGATCGAGGGGGACCTGAAAGAGGAACCCTGTCCGTACCTCAACGGCTGCACCCCGCGTCACGCTATGCAGACCCTGGGCACCGAGTGGGGCCGCGTGTGCATGGGCCAGAACTTCTGGATCAACGCATGGGCTCGCAAGGTCGACAGCATCGCCGGCCCGGTGGTCACAGACGACTGCCGGTTCGACAATGAGGCCGAGACGGTTCGGGCCATCGGCGGTGACGTCGTCAGGCTCAAGCCAAAGGTTCACCGCAGGAAGACTTCGAGCCACGCCGCAGAGGCCGGCATCGGGGAAGATTGGGTGACACACACGGTCAAGAACGACGGAACAATCGACGATCTGCGTGACAAGCTAAGTCTGGTGGTTGGTGTCCCATAACCCACCCACTAGCACTACGGAGGGGTTTCTTGCTCCTCCGGCAGTCACGCGGGAACTGATGGCGTACCTGAAGCAGGTATTCCCAGACAAACTCCCGCCCTTAGAGATTTCCGACCGTGAGCTTGGGGCTTTGATCGGACAACAGCGAGTGATCACTCACATCGCAGCTATGCTCCTCAACCAGGAAGAAGACCTCCTCGCAAATGTGCTCAAAGCCAAAGATTGAGAAGGCCGACCCCGTCGCTCCTCCTCCGCCCCCGGCCAATGACAAGCCTCTGGCCCCTGTCTTGAACGAAACATCCCGCCTCGCCAATCAGGAAGGCGCGAACGCAAATGCTGCCCGTCGCGGCCGCAAGTCACTGACGATCCCGCTGGCCAGAACTGGCGGGTCCGGTATCAACATCCCGCAATAAACCCTTGGCCGACGTTAAGATTACCATCTCAGCGAAGGCTCTTTACGAACAGCTAGTCACCGACAGAGACCCGTATCTCAAGCGGGCTCGTCGGGCTGCTGAACTCACTGTCCCCTACCTGTTCCCCAAAGAGGGCACGACAGGGGCTGCTGACTTCGTAGAGCCTAACCAAGGTCTAGGCGCTCGCGGTCTCAGGTTCCTCGCTTCCAAGCTGAGCCAGAGCCTGTTTCCCATCAACGCGCCTTTCTTCAAATACGAAATCGACGACATCGCCCTTCAGGACCTGACCAAGGCCGACGACAAAAGGGGTGAGATCGAGAAGGCACTCAGCGCCCGCGAACGTGCGGTTCTGTCTGAGATGAACGGTTCCATGTTCCGGCCCGTTGCCTTTGAAGCCTGCCGTCAGCTCGTGCTGGCTGGCAACTACATGATCTTCATCCCGAAGAAGGGCAAGCCGCGTGGCTTCCGCCTGTCGTCCTACGTGGTCAATCGTGACCCGTCTGGCAACGTCCTCGACATCGTCATCAAAGAGCAAGTCGCTCGCGCTGCTCTGTCCGAGGACATCAAGTCCAAGATCGCAAGCTCCGATGTTGCCGATAGCGACAAGGAAGCGACGGTCGATGTCTACACGCTCATCACGCTCGATGATGCCTCCAGTCAGTACATCGTGGTCCAAGAGATCGACGGTGTGCAGATCGATGGCGAATACTCGGGCTCGTACCCCAAAGACAAGCTGCCCTGGCTGCCCCTGCGTTTCACCTATGTGGAAGGCGAGGACTACGGTCGCGGCTTCGTTGACGAGTACATTGGCGACCTGAACTCCCTCGACGTCCTGACCGAAGCACTCCGGGACGGCACCGTGCAAGGTGCGAAGGTTGTCTGGATCGTGTCCCCCAACTCGACCGTCCGCGTCGAGAAGCTGTCGAAGGCCGAGAACGGCGCATTCGTCCAGGGCGACATCAACATGATCCAGCCCCTCAGGCTCGACAAGCAGGCCGACTTCGCGGTGGCCGAACGGTTCATCCAATCGCTCACCGAACGGCTCTCCTTCGCGTTCCTCCTCAACACCTCCGTTCAGCGGAAGGGTGAGAGGGTCACGGCGGAAGAGATTCGGTACATGGCCGGCGAACTCGATCAGGGTCTTGGCGGCGTCTATTCGCTGCTCGCTGAAGAGTTCCAGCTCCCCGTCGCCCGACTGTTCGAGGCGCGCATGGAGTTCGTTCGCAAGGTGGCTCCGCTTCCCAAGGAGATCACCTCCACGACCATCGTTACGGGCCTCGACGCCCTCGGTCGCGGCAACGATCTGCAGAACCTCGACAGCTTCCTGGCCGGCGCAGCCCAGCTCGGTGGCCCTGAGGTGATTGGCCGATATGTCAATCTCGGTGAGTATTTCAAGCGCCGTGGTGCCGCTCTCGGCATCGACATGGGTGGTCTGATCCGCACCGACGAAGAGCTGAAGGCAGCCGATCAAGCAGCGCAGCAACAGCAAATGATCTCGCAACTCGGTCCTCAAGCCATCTCCCAACTGGGCGGCATGGCGAAAGAGGGCATGAAACAGCAAGCCCAACCCCAAGCCACGACAGGAGAACAGAATGGCTGATGAAACTGAAACCAAGACGGAGACCCCTGAGGTCCCCGCCGAGGTAGCCCCGAAGGCTGCCCCGAAGAAGGCCAAAGAGGCCAAGCTCCCCGCCAACCATGAGCTGCTCCTGAGCGGCAACGTGTTGGTGACCCTCTAAGTGGCTGAGATCATACAGGTCCAAGCCGCCCAGCCGTCTGCCGAGGAGAGCGCTGCTGCTCTCGCGGCTGCCGCTGCTGTCGCCCCGACGAACGAGGCCGAGGCCAAAGCCAAGATTGCTGCTGAAGAAGCGGCGAAGGCTGCCCCGTCTCGCCCCGAGTGGCTGAACGAGAAGTTCCAGACCCCGGAAGACCTTCAGAAGGCCTACGACGAACTGGCCAAGAAGCTCGGCGCTCCCAAGGAAGAGCCCAAGCCGGAAGCCGAGAAGACCGACGCCGAGAAGGCCAAGGAAGCTGCCGATAAGGCCGCTGCTGAGGCTGCCCCGAAGAAGGCTTCTGAGGTCGTCGCTGACCTGAACGCCAAGTTCCTGTCTCAGGACGGCAAGCTGACAGACGCCGACTACGCCGCTGCCGAGGCCATTGGTCACGACCGCGCCACTGTCGACGCCTTCATCGCCGGCCAGCAGGCTCTCGCTGAGGTCGCAACCCAGCGCATCACTGGTGCTGCCGGTGGCAAGGAAAGCATGGACCGCATGTTCGCATGGGCGTCCACTTCCATCCCCGCAGCCGAGATCGAGACCTTCAACAAAGCATTCGAAGGTGCCGACGTGAACGCGGCGGTGATCGCCATGGAACAGCTCAAGGGCAAGTACGAGGCAGCCAACGGGAAAGAACCGACGCTCGTCGCCGGCAAGCCCGGTGCGAACGCCTCTGACGTGTTCTCAAGCTGGGCTCAGGTGTCGCAAGCGATGTCTGACGAGCGCTACGCCAAGGACCACGCATACCGGACCACGGTCGAGCAGAAGCTCGCTCGGTCCAACAACATCCGATAAGTGACATGGCC